GGTAGGACCATGGCGGATTTTTTGTCGATAACTGACTCAAATCCCGGTGTGGGAGGGACTTAGAACGCGATGGCAAGCCTGAAGGGGGACCAACCGAAGGTCAGAACCACAAAAGTCAGTGAAATGGCCGCGTTTGCTGGCAAATCTGATCAGACCATCAGGCGGTGGAAAGAGATGCCAGGGTTCCCAGTCGATCCGCGAGATAACTCGGTGTGCCTGTGGGATCTGGCTGTATGGCGTCACAGCATCGACAACATCGGATGCGACGGCATACCTGACGATATCGACGGGCCAGACTCGCCAGCTCTCGAACGCTTCCGACTCGCCAGGGCGCAACAGGAAGAGATCAAGCTCGAATCGATGCGTGGGGACTTCCTCCCGCGTGAAGACGCAAAAACGATGCTTCTGGAGATCGCGTCGATCTATCGATCTGCTGGCGAGATTCTTGTGAGGAACTTTGGGAACGACGCTGGTGACGTGATTAACGACGCACTTGATGAGGCAAGCCGGAGATTTGAGCAACGGTGGGGACATGATCGCACTGGTGCCGAGGTCGGAGAACGGGACGCTTGATCTGTCTCGTGAGCTCGTTCGGGCAATGCGTGCGCCGCGACTGCGTTCACTATCAGAGTTTGCCGAGCAGGAGATCATTATCCCAGACGGACCAATGAAGGGGCGTCGGTTCCGGTGCTCAACCCAACCGTGGTCGAAGCTCTGGTTTGATCAGATCGACTCTGGACTGTTTCAGAGGTTCGCAGCCACTGGACCAAGCCAGTCGGGCAAGACACTTTGTTGTTACGTCATTCCCACGCTTTACCACCTGTTTGAGATCGGAGAGACGGTGATTTGCGGCGTGCCGAAAATGGAGATGGCGCACGACAAATGGCGACAGGATTTCCTGCCGACGATCATGGCATCTCGGTACGCAGATCTACTCCCGCAAAGGGGCAAGGGGTCGCGCGGCGGTCAGTTCGATTCGGTCACATTCCGCAACGGTGCTACTCTCAAGTTCATGACCGGTGGTGGTGACGATAAGAGCCGGGCCGGGTTCACGTCGCGGGTGGTGGTAATCACCGAAACGGATGGCATGGATGTGTCTTCCGAACTGTCTCGGGAAGCTGATCCGATCACACAACTGGAAGCAAGAACGCGATCGTACGGGCATCGTCGCCGGATCTTCATGGAGTGTACCGTCTCGACTGAAGAGGGCCGGATCTGGCAGGAGTTCACGAACGGAACTGCGTCGAAGATTGCTCTTCCATGCCCGCACTGTGAAGAGCACGTGACGCCGGAACGTGAGCATTTCATCGGATGGGATGGTGCCAAGAACGCAATCGAAGCCGAGTCAATGGGCAAGTTTTTTTGCCCGAAGTGCGCCACGGCATGGAGTGAGGATCAACGCATCGCGGCGAACCGAAACGCGGTCATTCTGCACAAGGGGCAGGAGATCGACGGCGGTCAGGTTGCTGGGGACATGCCGCCTACCAGGACGTTCGGATTCCGGTGGACGGCGACCAATAACCTATTTGCGAGCTGTGCCGAGTTGGCTTCTGAAGAGTGGGTCGCGAGCCAGGATATCGACCAAGACAACGTGCAAAAGGGCCGCAACCAGTTTGTGTGGACGATCCCGCACACTGGAGAGGATCTAATGAAGCTCAGCGTTGCTGGGATTGCACATCGTCAGTCGATGTCCCGCAGAGGGATTATCCCAGACAACTACGCGACACTCACGGCAGGTGTCGACATCGGCATGCGGCGCAACCATTGGGTTGTTATCGCGGGTGGAAACGATCTCTCCAGCATTATCATCGCCTATGGAATCAAGGAAGTCTCTAGTGATCAGTTCGGGCCAGAGCGTGGCGTGAGGATCGCACTGGACGAGCTCAAAGAGGAATTCGCTTCATGGTGGCCAGGCCGGAATATCGACGAGTGCTGGGTCGACTCCGGGTGGATGACCGATTCTGTTTACGGGTTCTGCTTAGACAACAGTGAGCGATATTGGCCAACCAAAGGTCTTGGAATTGGCCAGGAGCGGGTTTTTTACTCTCGTCCGCGAAGAACCAGCAATGCGATCCGTGAGATCGGAGATGGATTCCACATCGAGCGGTTGCAACGTCCGCGAGTTCGCTTGATTGAGTTCGACGCGAACCTGTTCAAATCGCGGCTTCACGCAGCCCTGAACTGCGACCCAAAGTCAAACGAGGCATTGCTATTGCATGAGGCCCCGGAAGCTGAGCACAGGCGATTTGCGGAGCACTGCCTTGCTGAGAAGCAAACGGAAGAGTTTGTTGCCGGGCGCGGCCTCGTGGTTCGTTGGGTTGCCCATAGCAAAATGAACCACTATTTCGACGCAGCGTCTCTGGCGCTGGGGGCGCTTCACCGGCTGCGACTAAAAGCGAAGTCGACCAATACCCAGCAGAGCGGAACAGCCAATAGTTGGTTTGCGAACCAGAGGTCTGGATGAGTGATTGCCAACATTGCGGGTGCAATATCTCGAAGGTGCTCGGACAGCAGATCGTATGCGACCACTGTGGATCTGTTATGGGCACTGTAACTCGCGAGCCTGTAGCTGAATCACAGCCGTCGACATCTGCGGTCGTGTGGCACGTGATTACATGCCCGGATTGCGGGTCCGACGAGACGAAAGTCACCAGCACCCGCAGACCTATCAGGCATCACAAGTGCCTCGCCTGCCAGTCGTGCTTCAAGTCCTACGAATCTCGACGCAGGTTACAGCATCAATAATCGCGAAGTGTGCGGCGTGTAAAAGTGCCGCGACAATTCGTGAATGAGTGCTGCATCAACTCTCGAAACTCTGCGCGACAGTGCTGTCTCGGCAATTGCGAGCGGTGACTATGCGTCTGCAATCAGTTACGCGGAGCGTGCACTCGTAATCCTTGCGACGATCCCCAACCACTACAAGGGGCAGAGTCGCCTGGAGTGGGATCGCGACTCAATCGTCTCGTTTATCGAGAATTGCCGTAAATCTCAGTCTTCATCGGTTGGTATTGGTGCTTCGACTGGTGCCGTTCAGTTTCAGTACATACGCGCCGTTAATGAGTCCGAACTGTGAATCTGTGGCGTAGCATTCGCCGATTTGTCTCGAATCCCGTGGGTGATATCCAGCGGAGATGGGATGCTGCGCGGACGACTCGCCTGAACTCTGCGCACTGGCAGGATGCGGACGGCGAGAACATCAACCGCTCCATTGAGATGCAGCAGAAGACGCTGCGCGATCGGTGTTTGCATGAGGCAGAGAACAACGCATTCATTGAAGGAATGATTCACACCTATTGCACCGACGTGGCGGGACCGGAGGGGCCGCAACTCACAATCCAGAGCGATTCGGATCGGTTCAGCAGTGCATTAGAGGAATTTTGGTACGAGTGGTTTGAGTCGCCAGATTACGCGGGACTTCAGTCTGGTGCCGACAAGTTGAGGCTATGGACCCGTCAGCAGTGGACCTGTGGAGAGTTTTTTGAGCAGATCGTCTATGACACTGACGCAAGCTCACGGCTTTCTCTACGTCTGCATTCCGTGAATCCGAGGCGAGTCGAGACGCCTCCGAACATGCTCGCCAATCCGCTGATCGTGGATGGCGTTGAGCGGAACTTTAAAGGAAAGCCGATTGGCTATCACGTCATGTCCTTTATGGGCGATGAGACGAACTTCGGGAGAGTGATCGACTACGAGCCTGTTGGTGTGAATGATCTCATTCACGGGTTCCAACTGCGTGAAGCTGGCCAGGCAAAGGGTGTGCCTTGGTTGGCACCGATTCTCGATGTCGCTGCCGAGGTTCGCGACTTCGATAAGTCAACTCTGGATGCTGCCAGAACTGCGGCTGACTTTGGAGTCCTGCTTTACACCGAGCACCCGGATTCTGCTTACGTCCAGGTGAATGAGTCGGTCGACATCAAGCGCCGGAAGATAAGCACGGTTGCACCCGGGTGGAAGGTGGCTCAGGTCGCGCCACAGCATCCGTCAATCAATCATGTCGAGTATCGCAAAGCCAGAATCGCAGAGCTAGGGCGTGTCGTCTCAATGCCACTGATGATGATCATGCTGGACGCCAGCGGTCACAATTATTCTTCGGCAAGGTTTGATGGCCAGGTCTACATTCGTGGGGTTGCATGCTTCCAAAAGTGGCTGCAATTCGTGGCGCTGAATCGCTTGGTACGCGAAGTCCATCGCGAAGCAATGTATCTGGATGGTCGACTGAGGTCGCAGCGGAAATTCAACATCAACTGGACATGGCCTACGGCACCACACGTCGACCCGACCAAGGAAGCCAAGGCCATGCAGATGATGCTTGACGCCGGGCTGATCAGTGAAATCGATGCCTGTGCCGCTCTGGGTTACGACTACGAGGCCGTCGTCAAGAATCAGGCGAGAGTTAAGGAAATTCTCTCAGCCGCTGGTGTTCAGTCACCGCGAGAAACCAAAACACCGCAAGGGCAGGTGCAGCGAATGGAAGCCGTCACTGGTGTTCTGAAGCGTTTGATTCGTGCCATTGAATCGTCGGAAAGGGGGCGCGGAAATGCAGTCTGATACCGTGCTGCCAGGGAGCGTGATCCGGGCGGAATCGCTCGCTGAAGAGTCAATGACCGTTGACGCCGTACTGGCCACCAGCAACCCGGTAACGATTCGAGATCCAGAGCGTGACGCGGCGATTGATGAGGTGCTGGTCGTTCGTGGCATTGAACACCCGGAACAGATCCCGCTGATCGACTCGCACGATCGATCTAGCATTCGAAATATCGTTGGTTCAGTCCGAAACATTCGCGCGGAAGGGGAGAACCTGGTTGGGACTCTCCATTTCGTTCCAGGTGACGAACTCTCCGAAAAGGCATGGAACCTTGTCCGCGCAGGGCATCTCACCGATGTCTCGATTAGCGCGAAAGTCATAGAAGATGCTCGCATTCCAGCGGGCGTGAAGCGTTCGGTTGGTGGCCGCGAATTCGCCGCAGGCCCTCGACCACAGCGGGTCGTTATGCGTTCCCGCGCTCGTGAGGTGTCTCTGACACCAATCGGGGCAGACTCGGCGGCGAAGATTGTTCGTGAAGTTGAAAGGGCTCTCCAAATGGACGAGCAGGAAACGAGCGTCGAAGAGACGCAGCGGAATGAAGCCGCTCCCGTTCGGGGAGCTGAGGCCGCTTCCACCACAGTGGACCGCAGCGAGCAGAACGTGAACAGAACCGAGCGTGAAACGCAACGGGCTGATCGCGATGAGGTCGTGCGTGCCGAAAGGAAGAGAATTCGCGAGATCAACGATCTGGTGACGCCAGAAGTCCCGGAAGAACTTGTTCAGCGATCAATCGACGAGGGCTGGTCTGTCAATCGAGCGGGAGCCGAGTTCCATCGGCATCTCGTCAGTGTTCGCCGTGAACCTGTCAACGCATCCCCCGAGGTGCGTCGGCAAGCGGAGTCGGCAGACTTCCGTGACCAGGTGTTGCTGTCGGTGGCGAGTCGTTCTGGAACCGACGTGATTCGGTCGTTTGCTCACCAGTCCGAACGGGATCGCCTGGAGCGAATGACGGAAGATCGTCGCGAACTCGGCACGTATTCGCTCATGGAACTGTGCCGCGAGATCATTCGCACGGAACGTCGCACCATGCCGACTGACCGTGACGAGATCATTCGTGAAGCGATGTCGACTCCCACGCTGTCGTATGCGTTTACCAGCAACGTGAATGCTCGCGTGCTGTCGAAATACGATCAGGCTGACGACTCGACTCGCGGGTGGGTTCTCGAAGTCGACGAAAACGACTTCAAGACCAATGACCTGATCATGTTGGGGCGTTTCTCTGCCAACGGCACGATTGTTCTGCCGCGCGGAAAGACTGCTCCTCATGGGCAGTTCTCGGACTCCCGCGAGCAGTACAAGCTGCATCGCTACGCGGCACAGTTCGTCATTGACGAGCAGGACATCATTGATGACCGCCTGTCGGTGTTCCAGGCTGTACCGGATGCGATGGGCGATTACTTCGCCACGATCCGTCCCGACTTGGTCTACTCGATCCTGCTGGCGAATGGGACGCTCGCGGACAGTGGATCGCTGTTCAACAACACGGCGACAACCACTGCCGGCGGACACGCCAACCTGACGACTGCTGTTCTCGGTGCCGATGGACTCAAGGCCGGTCTGACGGCAATCCAGAAGCAACGAGAGGGTAAGGTTCCGCTGAACCTGCGTGGGCGACACCTCGTCATTCCAGCCGACCTCGAATGGAAGGCGCTGGAACTGATGAACTCGACCACCATCGTTCTGGCGGGAACTGCCGGTTCGGTGACCGAGCGTGGTAGCGCCAATGTGGTCTCCTCTTCCCGGCTCAACATTCATGTTGATGACCGAATCGGGGCTGCTGGCTGTACCGATCCTTTGACTGGGACCGCGTACACAGGTCTCGCCACCAACTGGTTCTTGGCAACCGATCCGGGCCGCACGATCCAGGTTGGGTATTTGGCTGGCAAGGGCCGTCGACCGTACATGCGACGGCGGATGCTCGACGCTGGTCAGTACGGCATGGGCTGGGATATCTGTCTCGATATCGCTGCCAAGGCCGTCGACTTCCGCGGCCTGCACAAGTCAACCGGCGCAGGTTGATCCTCGCCGATTCCATAGCCCGGTTCCAGATTGGGGCCGGGCACTCTTTCCGTTCAATCAAACTCTGATCGAGGATCAACAATCATGGCTGAAGCCACTTACCGGGCAGTCCCCGGAGAATACGAGGAGGCCGCAGGCGCTGCTGTCTCTGCTGGGGAAGTGTCCCAGCTGTCTGATGGTCGAGCCGCTGTTTACTCCGGCGCGAACGCTGCGGAATCTGGCGACATTGTCGCCAAGGTTACCGAAGGGTTTTTTGATGTCGCGTGCGCCAGCGGCGTGACGTTCTCCAAGGGCGATGAGGTCTACTGGGACGCATCAGCCAACACTGCGGTTGCGGCTGATGACGGGCTTGATGGGTCTGCTGACTTCTACCTGGGGGTCGCATCACGAGCCAAGGTTTCTGGCGAACTGTTTGTGCGGGTGGAATTGAACGAAGGCTTCAAGCGTCTCAGACCGTTTGTCTACGAATTCGACTGCGAAACTGGAGTCGACACGGACGCGCATACGCTCATCCCCGCGTCGATGAATCCGACCGGTCTGCTCATCCTTGGCGTCTATGGCGTCATTACCGAGCAGATGGCCGGAAGTTCTCAGGACCAGGGGATCGTGACGATCGCCGACAGTGGCCCAAACACCATCGGGACTCTGACACCCAGCGACTCCGCAGCCGACGCAATCGGAGATGTGATCGTAGGTACAAGTCCCGTTCTGGGTGCGTCAACCGGGGCGGCGATCAAGACCGTTGCCGCTGGCCTCTCAGTAACCGGACAGGTCACTCAAGTAACTGCAGGTGGTAGCCCGGCTGGCAAGTACCGCGTGTACGTGCTCGCCACTCCGCTGGTCTGATCGTGGGGTGATTCGTGGCGTCTCAGTTCGACGAGTTTGACTCGCTGGCGTTTGCGGATCTGCTCGCTGTCCAGGGTGAATCCGTAACCCGCCACGTCGCCGGTGTCGCTGATGCCGATACCGACGTGGCGGCTACGGGGCTCTTTATCGAGGACGCGGCGGATCGTTCGTATGAGACCGGCGACCAGATCGTGCGGATGGCCACGCTGCAGATTGCGACATCTGTTGCTGTGGCTGATCAGGACGCATGGACGATTCGCAGCCAGCGATGGGAGACTCAGAAGGGTGAATACGGCCAGCGGGTCGATGGTGGGACGCGGACAATCCGGTTGAAGCGTGTCGAGCGGGTTGAAACATCCAAGGCCAATAAGGTGCTGCGGTAATGCCCATCACTCACGAAGGATCGCATTCACTCGCGCTTCTGTATCTGCGGGCGACATTGGCAGCGTCGGCACGGTTTCAATCGTTGGTCTCAGCGGACGATGCCACCGAGGCGGCGGAAAGTATTTACGACTTCGAAGCACTTGACGACGGCGCGGAAGAACCACCACGGGCAACCCTGAATCTGGACGGGGAGCCGGAGTCACCGCAGACCGGTCTCAACAACTGGATATGTCGTGGCCCGTTCGTGATCACCCTGGAATACCTGGTCGACGATGAGCTCACTGACAGAGAGGCAAAGCTGCAACTCCTCAACAACGTGGGGGTCATTCAAAAGGAAATGCAGGCGCTCGCGAACACCAGCGGATACCTGTCGATCACCAACACGAGATTAGTACGTTTCGGGCTGTCGGACCCCGCAGATGATCAAGGCTCCGTTCTGGCGTTCGCGGAAATCGTGGTCGAGTATCGGGGGCAATTCTGATGACACTCGTCTCCGCGAAGATGGAAGGGAAGCTCTACACCGCACGCGGCCACGCGAAGGTGATGCGGTTCGTGAACCGGAACCGAATCGAGTTCTGGCGGGACAACATGCTCCCGACACACTTCGAAAACAACGAACTCACACGACCGGGCGGGGGCTATGGGTACACGCCACGATCCAAGAAAACGCAGCGGGTCAAGGCCCGTCGATGGCATCACCAGAAGCCCAACGTCCAGACCGGAAGACTCCAGAGAGAAATCAAGCTCAACTCACGAGTCACAGCCACGCAGAAGCAAGGCCGGTTCAAAGCTCGCGGCTACTTCCCGATGACAGCAGAGCGACGGCGGGAACTAGAGATCGTCACGCCGGGTCAGCAGAAGGTACTCGTCTCGGGGGCAAAGTCACTCTATCAACGGGCGGCATCACTTCCCGAGTTCCACGACATCATCAGACAACGAAATCGAGGTTAAATCATGGCGAGTGCCTTAGCGGATGTCGTGTTCGGTTCCAACCTGATTCGGCAGTGCCAAAACGTCTCTTTCGCCAACGGTCTCCAGACGTTCGGGGCGCGTACCTCGGGCGGAATCGATCCGTCGGCGTTGTTCGTGCTCAGTGCGGAGCCACGGGTCACACTGGAGACGTTCGATCTCGCGACCCTGATTACCGCGTTCGGAACTGCCGGGTATGCGTCCCTGTCGTCAAGCACGATCACCGTTCCGTTCCAAGAGCGGGCGATGGGTGCGACCTACGGCGGCGACGGGACCAACAACCGGCTGAACGGCACAGCCGGGACAGGGCATATCGTGTCGTTTACCGGGTCACAGGACGCGGAAGGATCGTCGGCTCAACTGGAGTTCGCATTCCGGTCCTCGGATGGCACCACGGCACCGGTCACGGTCTCGACCGATCAGAACATCGCGGCGACGGCATTCGTTGGTCAGTATGCGATGGGGCCGGTTGTGGTGACGCTCGCGGGCGGCTCGGCTACTCAATTGACGGGGGTGGTTTCGCACACCGTTCGGCCTGGGGTTGCACTCCTCACAGAACGAGTCGACGGTGCCCCTTACACGAACCGGATCTTCATCGCGTCCCGTGATCCCGTGATGGAAATCACGTTCGTCGACATGGACTCTCTCGCATCCTTCACGGCGTTGTTCGCTTCGTTGGACGCAATCACCTGCTACCACCGCCAGCGAGCGGACGGCAGCACGTTCGTCTCCGATGCCACATCCGCCCATGTGGCCCTCAGTTTCGCCGATGCCCTGATGTCGACCGACTCCGTGAGTCACCAGCAGAACGCCAACGGCACCGCGACTCTGATGGTCAAGGGGAAGGCTCTCACCATCGCAGCCAGTTCCGCCATCAGCCTTTCGTAAGAGGTAGTTATGGCTCAATCAAGCTTGCAAATGTTTGACTCTGATGACGAATGGAACCAGAGGGTCTCCAGACTGATCCAGTCGCTTGTGGATGGATATGTCGTAGCCGGGGAAGCAATCGCGGGAATTACTGAGGCCAACCGGGCAGCGATAGCCAAGCATTCAGTTGAACCGGAAGACGAATAGCCAGACCAGAAACCAGAAACAACAGCGCAGCCAATACCGAGTTGAGAATGTTCCAGATCTTCATCCCAGGATTGCAGACGAATCGAGACGAAGCCCTCCGTCTGGCGGGCCTCGGCGATCTCGTGCCCGATGCGTTCTGGTCTGAGGTCAGCAGCGGACCCGAGGGGATGTCGGGAGCGATCGCGGGTTGGCGACCGTTGGGACAGACGACGCGCATCGGCTTCTATCCCGAGGTCCAACGCTGGGTTCCGGCTGTGCCCGACGGTTCATTGCTCGGCGGTCGGTATTGGGTCGGGTATTGGGAACACGAGAAGATCACTGCCGGGCTTCTGGCACGCCGGGAACAGCTGGCCGGGACTCGCATGGACTTGACCGGCAGCGGCGATATGTGGCTGGTCCCCGATGTCACGATGCTGCCCCAGGTCATGCGGTACACCGAACAGGGGATGATGTTGCAGGTGCGGGAGCAGTTGCGACCACTCGCCAACGCAGCGGCGGAATGGGGCCAACGGATCGCAGCGACGGTACAGGCCCAGCAAGAGGGCCGGGACGCTCCCGGATGGTCGATGGACGAGTGTTTCCGGTTCTGTTCGCTGGCGTTGCGACACAACTACTCGCTGACAACCGAGACCATTTCCGAGGCCGGTTTAATCTCGACCGATAACGTTCGTCCGATCATCTATGCCGTGCTGGGAATCGGGGGTGACGCATGACTCAAGATATCTCTGTCACGTTCTCGGCGCAGGATCAGGGGGTGATTGCCTACCTGCAAAAGCAGCAGGCGGAAGTTCTCAAGAATCAGGAGCGGCTGATCAAGCTCGGCATCGAAGGGAAGAAGGCGGGGAAGATGACCCGCGACGGTGCCGACGATGCGGCCAGTGCCTATTCCCGACTCTCAACCAAAGTCGCGGCGATGGCTGCGGGGTATCTCAGCGTGGGCCGGGCGATCCAGTTCGTCATCGATGCGAATCGGCGGCAGATTGCGGCAGCGGACGAAGCAGCGGAAACGCTCGACACGTTGCAGCGGCGGTCCCGGGTCCAGAGTGGTCGGACTGAGGGGCAGCAGGCAGCGGCCAACATGCAGATTCAGGATGCCGCGATTCGTAACGCGGTCACGTTGCGGCAGGCGTTCCAGGCAGAGACGCAACTGGTCTCCAGCGGGTTTAGTGAGAAGGAAGCCAGAGGCCCGGCTCTCGATGCGTTGCTGCGGGTGATGGCGGCGAACAATCAGGCCGGGCGTGATGCCGATCCTGTCGCACTGGCGCAAGGGATCTCCAAGTATCTGGAGTCGCAGGGACACGCCAAAACTGGCGAAAACCTTCTGCGGGCCGGTCAGCAGGTCTATACGCAGTTCAAGGGAACCAACCTGCAACTGTCGGACTTCGCGGAACTGGCAAAAG